CCAGAATGGCGATTGGCTTCACGAAGCGCCGGAAAAATCGATGTGCCATGGAGCGAATGGGGCTATTTCGCTAAGTTACCCCAAGCTTGGATTATCCCGTAGATCGATCCTTGGTTACGAAAGCTGTCTGTCTCACACCGACCAATTGCGGACTTCTGCGAGCACTTGCAACACCCCGCAAATCGCCATTGCAGAAGTGATTTGGCCAGCTATTGTCGGATAATGAACTCTGCGAGGTCGCATCTCCCTATCCTGATCAAAATGTTCGGCCTGCTAGTCGTAACGCTCGCGATATTTGGATACTGCAACCATCTCCGCCTAGAAGCCGCCCAAGCTAAAATCCAGAGCAGCGGCCCGTCAGAATTTCGCACCGGCTTAAAGCTAGGGCTTAATCCTAGATGTGGCATGACATTCATAAGCGTCGGATTTTGGCAACAAGGGCCGGGAATACCGGAGAGGCAGGGTTACATTTGTGGAGGAGTGCTTACTTCCGCTGAAATGAAACTGGTGCCGTTCGATGCTGGTCTAATTCTCAACGATGAATTCTAGCCAATGTCCGGTTTTGGTCCACCCGTTACTGAAAGCCGCCATTCCGCTTCCCACCCTCGATCGCCGTTCACCGGCGCGCCTGGCGCCTCGCTCCCCCTATAGCTGCCCGTCCGCTCCTGGGCGGGAAAGCTGCCCGGCGCGAAGCGACCAATAGCGGACATCGCCCCGCTCAGCTAATGTCCCGCGATGGCAACACTTCTGCATGAGTATTATGAGAGCGACGACGGGGCTGAGTTCGCCGTCGTGAGAGAGCGTAATGACGAATTACGACCGGCAATCACGCCAAACGCACGATTTGTTTTCAGCGTTTTGGCGGAATCATGGCACCAAGCTATGCAGCGTCAATACGACAAGCTGGACTTCGGCATCTACGACCCGGAAGGGACCGAGGACTACGTTTATTCCGACGAAGAGGCCGCCGAACAGGAGGCTTATCTCAAACGGCGGAACGTTCGATAACCACCCTCGGTCGCCGGCCATTGGGCCGAAGGGTGCCCGGCAGTCCCGATAGCGGTCGGTCCGCTCCTTGATAGGAAAGCCGCCCGGCACGAAGCGACCAAAAACTGTCATTAATCTTGACGGCTATGCTTCCAGTTAGCAGACATTGACTGGATCGGCGCGATCAAAGTTGGGCACAAAATGAAATTAGAACGTAGACCCTTTAAAGACGCCGTTCTCCGAGGGTTAGCATTGATGGCTCTACCTTTGGTCGGCGACATAATATATTCAATATATATTGGCGACTTTGTATCTTCATTCCCCTGGCTGTATCCGTTCGCATTCATTTTGGGCTTTGTTGTGGGCTAAAATAGCAGAAAATTTGCCGAAACCGGACAGTCAGCAAACCACCCTTCTCAGACATAGAGTGAGCGGGCCAACGTCGTCGCCAGCCCGCGCAACAATCACGGTAAGGGGAAGTTGCTGACGATCAGTTCGGTCACCGCCTTGGGCTCGCCACCGACGGTGTAGGTGGTCGGAACGTCAGCCACGTGAAAGCGCGCGAACGTGGCCCTCGCCCCTCCCGTTGCGTTGATCGACAGCAAGAACTTGCCCTTAATCCCGTCCAGCAGGTCGGCCAGCGCCGCGAAGTCCGCGCGCGAAAACACGTCCTGGCCATAGTCGGTCTCGCATCCCCAATAAGGCGGATCGAGATAGAAAAGCGCGCCGGTTCGATCATAGCGCCGGATGAAATCGCCATAGGGCAATTGCTCGATCACCACCCCGGCCAGACGCTCATGGATATCGGCCAACATCGGCTCGAGCTTCGTAATATTGAACCGCGCGCCGGCGCTGGCGTCGACCCCAAATCCCCTGCCCTGCACTTTACCGCCAAAGGCCAGGCGCTGGAGATAGAGGAAGCGCGCCGCGCGCTGCAGGTCGGTTAGCCGATCGGCCGGCAGTGCGCGCAGCCGGTCGAACTCGGCGCGGCTCGCCACGCGCCAGCGCAGCATGTCGATGAAATAGGGATAATGCTCCTGCAGAATGCGAAAAAAGTTGGCGACATCCCCGCTGATGTCGTTGATGGCCTCCGCGCGCGGCCGCGCCGATCGGCGCAGGAAAATGCCGCCCATCCCGACAAAGGGTTCGGCATAGCTGTCATGAGGCACGCGCCCGATGATTGACACCAGGCGGCGGGCCAGGTTGCGCTTGCCGCCGATATAGCCGGCGGCCGGGGTAACAGGCTGAATTTTTTCGAGTGACATGTTGGATTTTCGCTCACAGATGAACCTCCGCCCTGGATGATCCGGGCGGGGCGGCCAGGGTGGCCGATTGGCAGTGGCGAGCATGGTCCTCGTCGGTGGCCGCGTTGCAGCGCGGGCATCCCCGTTCGGGAATAGATCAGGCCTGAGGCGCGCGCTCCCGTTGACGGAAGCGCACCACTTCAAGGCCCAGAACCTCGTTCAATTCCAGAAACACCGCCTGCAGCGGCTCGATCTCTAGTTCGAAGAATGCGTCGGTCGCCTTGGTGACATCGCCAAAGCCACCGGCATTGGCCGGCACGATGCCCAGCAGCTGCGGCGGCACGCGGTGCGCGGCCAGGACGTCGTCGCGCGTCGTGTTCTTGATGCCCAGGAAATCATCCTTCGCCCCCACCTCCGCGATCGGCAGCAGGCGGATGCCGTTTTCCTTCCCATTGGGCGAATGGACGAACAGGTTGCGAAAGTTGCCCGGCCCTTTCGATCGCTTGAGCGCCTCGCGCATGGAATCGACATCGCCATCGGCAAACTCGCCGGTGGCATAGAGGATATAGCCGGCATGGCTGCCATTCTCGAAATAGCGCCGACGGAACAGCGTGGCATTTTCATTGAGCAAGGCCGACTGCAAGGCTGACAGATATTCGGGCAGCCCATAGATCTCCTGATTGATGTCGGGCGACATCAGCTGATGCACGGTGCCCGGCTCGAATTCCGCTTCCTGCCCATGGCCCGGCACCCACCAGAAATGACCAGGCGCGACACCGCGCCGCGTAAACTTGGCCAGGCATGGATCGAGCCGCATCATGCCGCCCAGGCGGTTGCGGATTTCCTGCACATAGGCATTGCCCAGGACCAGATAGTCCTGGACCAGGACGGCGAACTCCCGCCGCGACAGATAAGGCGTCGGATCGAGGCTGGCGGCCAGCATGTTCCGCTTGAGGATGATCGCGCTCGAATGATGTGGCGAGGCGCGATAGGCGCGCGCCAGACCGTGCAGCGACACCGGCGGCTCGTACCAGCGCTGGTTATGATAGCATTCCAGCATATCGAGCATGGTCGCCCGGCTCAGCACCGGTTCGGGATCGCCGAAGGTGAAGGCCTGGATTGATGCCCCCTTCCTGTTGTCATTGGCGGCCACGATCGCGCCATCGGCGGCGGCGCTGGCTTCCATGCGGTTCATTCCCAAGGTCTTCTGGCGTCGTGCGCGCTTGCTCATATGATCTCCATCGTGCCCTTGGGCTTTTCCTTGCCGTCCAGCGGCTCATTCATGAGGATGTGCATCGTCGCCCAGGCCAGATCGGCATGGCCGTCCTCGCCGCCGCGCCCGGCCTTGAAGGTGACGTTGCGACCGCTGGTGGTCAGCGTCTTCTTAATCGATACGAAGGCCGAAACGATGTCGAGCATGGCGGTATCGATCTTGAGGCGCCCACGGCGCACGACATTCTGCGCCTTCATGATCATCTGGGCCTTGAGCTCCAGCGAATATTCGATCTTGGCGACGGTGCAGCCTGGCATGGCGCCTGGCTTGGCCAGAAGCTGATAGACGCCGGCGCCGACGCCCTTGGCATCGATCCCCAGATAGGTGCAGTGATAGCGGCTTAGCACCGCCTTAATGAATTCGGCCTGCTGTTCGAAATCGAGACCGCGCAGCTGGTGGCGCTCAAGAATGCGGAAGTCGCCGCCTATCTCCAGCGGCGGCGCGGCAATCACCAGGGCGGCATTGTCGCCCGTCTCGCTTTCCTGCGGATCATAACCGGCCCAGACCGATCGCATGCCATAGGGGCGCTCGGCCTCGGGATCGAAATCCTTCCATTCGACCAGGCTGTCGATGCCACAAGCGATCATGTCGTTGAACTTGAAGGCCGACATGCTGTCGTCGACGAAATCGCACATGAACAGGTTGGCGAATTCGTCGGGCGCATATTCGTCGCGCAGTTCCTCGATATCGAACAGGTCGCAGCCGCCGGCCTGCGCATCCTCGATATTGACGATGTTGCGCCAGACCCGATCCGGCCCGACGCTGCCGATCGCCAGCGCGGCATGGCTGACATCGATCTTGATCTGCTCGGACTTCTTGCGCCGGCGGTTGCGCCGGTCGCCGGTCCAGTAGGGATAGGCCGGGTGTGCGACGGTCGATGGCGTCGAGAAGTAGGTTTTGCGCCACTTCTTGTGCGTCGCCATGCCTGAGGCGACCTTGTTTAATTCCTCGAACGAATGGACCCAGAAAAATTCGTCGAAATAGAAATTGCCGTGTCGGCCCTGGGCGGTGCGGAAATTGGTGCCCAGAAAATGCATTTCGGCCGCCGCTTCCTCGGGCGGTCGCAGGTCCGACGTGATCAGCATCGGATCGCCGGTCAGCGCCACGCCAACCAGTTTGGCGAAACTGACGATATAGGATCGGAACTGATGCGCCTGCGCCTTGGAGGCGGACAGGAAAATCTGGTTTCGGCCCGTCTCGATCGCGTCGATCAGCGCTTCGAAGGCAAAATAATAGGTCGCGCCGATCTGGCGGGACTTGAGGATCATGCGCGTGCGCTGATCCTTGGCCTGCCACCAGCGATGCTGATAATCATAGAGGCCGTCTAGGAAGATGCGCTTGAGCTCTTCCGCTTGCTCGGCCGTGAAATGGTTCTTCTTCGCCTTCTTGCGTGGCCCGGCGTTGCGATTGGCGACCTTGTCGTTGAGGTCGCCGGCATGGCCGCCGGGCGCGTCGTAGCGGCGAACCTTGGCCAGGCTCTCGATCGACCGATTGAGTGCGTCCATCTCGACATAGTCGGCGGGCGTCTTCTTTTCCTTGGCGATCAGCGTCAGTAGCCGGATTTCGAGGCCATCCTCGATCTTGCGGATCGAGGGCGCGTCGTCCCACCGTTCGCGCTGTTTCCAGGCCTCGATCGTCGCGCGCGGGATCGGCCCGCCCTTGTCGTTGACGACGCCATGCAGCGCGAATTCCTCCGCGATCTGCGTCACGCCCCATCCGCGCCAGTACAGGCTGCGCGCATGCCGACGCGGATCATACTGCCACAGGACAGAGGGCGCACCGGGCTTGGGAGATTGGCTGGTCATCGGGGCGGACCATGCCGCGCCGATCATCGCCGCCGCACTGCCCTGCATATGGAGAGGAAGCCTCTCCATATGCTCCGCCTTGAGAAGCAGCCGCCTTCGGTTCCTTTCTGGCTCCCGATGATCAGGGGCGCCGCGCCCCGCAACCACGGGAATCGGAACCGACCATGGCCAAAAGCAAATTTTTCCGCGTCGCAGTCGAGGGCGCCACCGTCGATGGCCGCGTGATCCAGCGCGAATGGCTGGAACAGTGCGCCGCCGGCTACAACCCCGCCACCTATGCCGCGCGCATCAATTGCGAGCATATTGCCGGCTACAGCCCCGACAAGCCGTTCAACGCCTATGGCACCGTCGCCTCGCTCAAGACCGAAGAGGTGACGCTCAGCATCAATGGCGAGAATAAGGTGCTGCTGGGCCTCTATGCGGAGATCGAGGCCAATGATCAGTTGGTCGCGATCAATAAGGCCGGGCAGAAGCTGTTCACCAGCTGCGAAATCCACCCCGACTTTGCTGGCGAGGGCAAGGCCTATCTGGTCGGCCTGGCCGTCACCGATCAGCCTGCGTCGCTCGGCACCGAACCGCTGAAGTTCGCCGCCCAGTCGCGCCCCAACCTCTTCACCATCGCGCACGAAACCCAGATCGATATCCTGTCGGCACCGATCGACAGCGACGCGATCGGCAAGAGCATCGGCGAATCCATCATGGCTTTCTTCAAGAAGAAGGAAGAGCCCGCCGCGCCACCCCCGCCTCCCCCGGCCAACGACAACAGCTTCGATGCTCAGGCCTTTGCCACCGCCTTTGGCGACAGCGTCGCCAAACAGATCGCCGCCGCCACCAAGCCCGCCAATGATGCTGTCGCCGCGATCCAGTCCGACATGACGGCGTTGCGCGCCCAACTGGCAGGGTCGCCCCAGCCCCAGACCTTCCATCGGCCGCCCGCCTCGGGCGGCGCCGGCGCGATCGTCACCGACTGCTGATCAGCACCGCGTCGCCCCACTCTTCCCGATATCGCCCCCAGGAGCCTTTCATCCATGCGCAACGAAACCCGCAAGCTCTTCAAAGCCTATGTCAGCCAGATCGCGCTGGTGAACGGCGTCGAGGATGCCACCGTCAAATTCAGCATCGCCCCGGTGGTCGAACAGAAGCTGGAAGAGAAAATCCAGGAGTCGAGCGACTTCCTGCAGCAGATCAACATCGTCGGCGTCCCTGCCCAGCAGGGCGACAAGGTCGGCGTGACGGTGACCCGGCCGCTGGCAAGCCGCACCAACACCGCCGGTGGCAATCGCCGCACGCCCGGTGATCCGACCGACACCACGGATGACGGCGGCTACCACTGCCGCCAGACCAACTTCGATCATGCGATCCGCTATTCGAAGCTCGACGCCTGGCGCCACCGGCCGGAATTCCAGACGCTGCTGCGCGACGTGATCCTGAAACAGCAGGGCCGCGACCGCATCATGATCGGCTTCAACGGCACCTCCGTCGCGCCGCAGACCGATATTGCGGCCAATCCGCTGCTGCAGGACGTCAATGAAGGCTGGTTGCACAAGATCCGCACCCATGCCCCCGAACGCGTGCTGGACGATGGCGCCCTCACCGATGGCGGCACCCAGGCCATTTATGTCGCCGCCGGTGTCGACGTCGTCGATCAGGACGCCACCAATGTCGCCACGGCGGAAGCCGACTACGCCAACCTCGACGCGCTCGCCTTCGACATGCTCGACCTGCTCGATCCCTGGCACCGCAGCGACACCGACCTGGTCGTCATCGTCGGCTGGAAGCTGGTGAAGGACAAATATCAGAACCTGCTGCAGGCCGCCGGCGACACCGCCACCGAACGGGAAGCCGCCCACCGCATCCTGACCCTGCCCAAGCAGATGGCCGGCAAGCGCGCGGTGATCGTGCCCTTCTTCCCGGAAGACGCGATCCTGATCACCAGTCTCGATAACCTCTCCATCTATTGGCAGGAGGAAACCCGCCGCCGCCAGATCAAGGATGAGCCGGCGCTCGACCAGATCGAGAATTATGAGAGCGTCAACGAAGACTATGTGGTCGAGGATTATGGCCGCACCGCCTTCGCGCAGAATATCGTGATGGGCAAGAAGCCGGCCTGATCCGGCTTTCCCATCCCCCTATCCTCCCCACCTGACAGGTCACGCACATGAGCCTTGCTCGCCGTCACAAGGAACGCATCCTTGCTGCCCAAAGCGCTGCGTCTGCTCCCAATGGTGGGGCGGCCGCTGCCCCCGCCGCCACTCTCCCGGCGGGGGCAGCCAAGCCCTCACAGGCCGATATCGCCGCACGCCAGATCGGCCTGCGCCTCACCCATGATCTGCGCCGCCTGAAGGAAATCCGCTCGATCGACATGAAGATCGCGGCGAAGCGGGAGATGATCCCCGAATATCGCGATTGGGTGAAAGGGCTGCTGGAGGCCGACGCCGGCGTCGGCACGGGCCTGGCCGCCGAAGTCCTGCCGACCATGATGGTCTGGTGCATCGACATCGGCGAATATCATGACGGGCTGGACCTGGCTGAATTTACCCTGCGCCATCATGTCGCGATGCCCGCGCGCTATCAGCGCGACGCTGCCACCATCATCGTCGAGGAAATCGCCGATGCGGCGCTCAAGGTCCAGGGCCTGGGCGAGCCATTCTCGCCCGATATCCTCGTTCGCGTGGAAGATATGACCGCCCATATCGATCTACATGATCAGGTCCGCGCCAAGCTGATGAAGGCCATCGGCGTCGAGCATCTGCGCGATGCCGAAGAGATGGAAGCCACGGCCGCCCTGCCCCGGCTTCAATCGGCCCTGCTGAGCCTCAACGAAGCACAGCGCCTCAACGCCCGCGTCGGCGTCAAGGACAAGATCAAGCGGGCAGCCAAGCTGCAGGCAGCCACCCTCGCCGCGCTTGCCCCAGCCAACGAACCCGGCGCTGCGCCCGATCAGGGCGCCGGCGCCTGACAAGCTCGCCCCCGGCGCTCAGGGGCGGATCGCGCGATGCGGGAAGGCCTTCGGGCCATAGGGCCGCACCGGACCCGATCCCCACCCCTGTAAGCCGGGGCGCAGGATAAGGACATGATGATGCCCAACATTGCCCTGATCGCGACCGCGCTGGTGCTGGCGATCGTCATGGTGATCATGGCGATTGATATCCGCACCATCTTCGACCGGATCACGCTGTATCGCCGCATCATCGGCGAATATCCGCCCACAATGCGTCGCCTGTTCTGGCGCCAGTTCGCGTGGATCGGCTTTCCCTATGGTCATCTGGTCAGTCTCATCTTCTGGCTGCTGATCGCCTTCCCGACCGCCTGTCAGCTGGCGCGCCTTGCGATGTCGCCGGCATGAGTTTCGTCGCCCGTCCCCCCGAAGCCGATCTGGAGCCGACACCAGAGGAAGAAACGCCAGTCACCAATGACGGCTTCTTTCCCGATATCGATCCGCGGGCCGTGCGCGCGGCCCAGCGCGTTCCCTCCAGCATCACGGCCGCGCGCCTGCGGGCCGCGATCCTGGGCGCGATGATGACCGCGCGCATCGATCTGGTCGCCTTCGCCGCATCGGCGCAGGCCGCCGGCCACGCCCGGCTGCAGGATATGCCAGGCCCGCAGCTGGACGGCACCAGCATTCGCGTCCTCGCCTATCAGCGCGCTATCGGCCTTTATGCCAAGGCCGAACTGATCGAGCGGCACCGGGATTTCGATACCACCAGCGCCGGCGCCAACCAGGCGAGCGAACTGGAAGGATCTATCGGCGAATTGCGCCGCGATGCCCAGCACGCCCTGCGCGATCTCAAGGGGATCGGCCGCACCATCGTGGACCTCATCTGATGGCCGGCGCGCAGCAGCTGACCGCGCGGCAGGGCGACACGCTCGATCTACTGCTGTGGCGCGATGCCGGGCTTGGCCCCGATCATCTGACCCGTGTTCTCGATGCCAATCCCGGCCTTGCCGATCTTGGCACCATCCTGGCGCTCGGCACGCTTGTGACCGTCCCGGCAACCTCCGCCAGCACCGCCACCGGCGTGCGCACCATCACGCAACTTTGGGACTGATCCATGGACCTGCGCACCTTGTTTGAAACCGGCGCCGACCTTGTCGGGTCGCTCACCCCCTCGCTGATCGGCTCGGCCGTCGCCCAGGCATGGAAGCCGGCCCTGCCGCTCCATCAGCGCTTCGTGCAATGGGTGGTCGGCTCGACCGTCAGCTATTACGCCACCATCGGCATTATCGCCGTGACGGGCTGGAATGGCTTTGTCGCCCAGTCGATCGCCTTTGCCATCGCCCTGGTCGCCTTCGACGCGACCCCGCGCGTCCTGCGCGCCGTCTCCGACATATTGGCCGGCCTGCCCGCGCGCCTGACTGACCGCTATTTGCCCAAGGGGGACTGATCCATGAGCATTGAAACGCTGATCGACAATGTCATCGGCCGTGAAGGCGGCTATTCCAATCATCCTTCCGACAAGGGCGGTGCCACCATGTGGGGCATCACCGAACGGATCGCCCGCAAGCATGGCTACAAGGGCGACATGCGCGCCCTCCCGCGCGCGACGGCGGTTGCCATCTACCGCCAGCTATTTGCGATCGACACCGGCTTTGCCGCCGTTGCCCAGATCAACGAGGCCGTGGGCGAAGAATTGTTCGACACCGGCGTGAACATGGGTCCGGCTGTTCCCGCGCTCTGGTTTCAGGAGTCGCTCAACGCCTTCAATCAGCAGGGCAAGCTCTATCCCGACATCAAGGAAGATGGCGACATCGGTCCCCAGACGCTGGCGACCTTCCGCACCTATCTCAAGGTGCGCGGCGCCGATGCCGAACGGGTCATGCTCCGCGCGCTCAATTGCTCGCAGGGCGAGCGCTACAAGATGCTCGCCCGATCGCGCGCGGCCAATGAGGATTTCGTGTTCGGGTGGTTCCGGAACCGGGTCGCATGACGGCCCGCCTTGCGCTGGGCGCGGCGCTCGCCGCCTGTCTGATCGGCATCGCCGGCTTCGCTTATGGCGTCCATGTGGGCGCCGCCCAGGAACAGGCGACGCAGAAGCGCGCAGACCATGCGCGCGAGGCCGAACGGGCCAGGCTGCAGGCGCAGATCGACGCCTCAGCGCAGCAGCACCAGGCCGCCGAATATGCCCGACAGGGCACAGTCAGGGAAATCTACCATGAAAGCCAGAAAGTCATTGATCGGCCGGTCTATCGCAATGTCTGCCTTGATGCTGATGGCGTCGGCCTGCTCGACCGCGCCGCCGCCACGGCCAACGGCGAACCTGTCGCCCTCGCTGCTGGCACCGCCGCCGCGCCTGCCGATGGTGCAGCGCAGCCCCGGCGGTGATATGACCGGCGGCCAGTGTCATGGCAGCCTGGCCGCGCTCTATGACGTTGCCGGCCAGATTCGCGCCGCGCTGATCGAACTGCAGGGTCAGGTGCGCGCCGGCGCCTGCGCGGGGCGCTGATCGATGCGCAAGGCTGACAGTCTGCGGCAATGGCTGACCGCCTATCTGCCGGACTATAAGTCGCATCCCGATCGGCTGCATGTCTGGATCGAGGGGGGCCAGGTCGAGGCGCGCCGATCGCGTACCCTATGCTTCACCTATCGCTACACCTTGAAGGTGGGGCTTTGGGAATTTGCCGGCGACGCCGACCATATCCTCGTGCCGCTGCTCGCCTGGATAGAGAAGGAGCAGCCCCAGCTGCTGCGCCGTGACGATAGCCAGCCCTTCGGCTTCGAATGCGAACTGCTCGATGGCGACCTGTCCGATGTCCTGATTTCGATCGACCTGACCGAAGCCGTTGTGGTGACGCCGAATGATGCTGGAACCGGATATGACATCCAGCACCCGCCAGAAGTCGGACTGACCGATGCCTTCCCTGGCGTGACAGCATCTTTCGGCGCCCTGATCGCCAATGACGAGGATATCGCGCCTTGAGCGATGATCTGGAGGAATTGGAACGGCTTGCCGGCTCGTTGCTGCGCAGCCTGGGCGCGCCACAGCGGCGCACGATCCTGCGCCGCATGGGCCGCGATCTTGCCCAGGCCAACCGGGCGCGCGTCGCTGCCCAGCGCGATCCTACCGGCGCGGCGTTCGAGCCGCGCAAGGCCAAGCCGCAGCCGGTCACCGGGCGGGGCGCGACCTGCTTCCTCTACCCCTCGGGCGGTGGCGGTGCGCCGCGCCGTGTCATCATGAAAAGCTTCACTTGGGGTAGCAACCAGATGATGACCGGTTTCGATATCGAGGCGGGCGCGATCCGATCCTTTGAATTTTCCAAGGTGGTTAAATGGCTGCCCGTACCCGAAGAGCATCGAAATCGTAGTGGCGGGACGCTGCGCCGGCGCGGCGGCCTCCGGCGCAAAGCCATGTTTCGCCGTCTCGCCTCAGGCAAATATCTGCGCAGCCAGGCCGATGATCGCGGCTTCTGGGTCGGCTTCTCGGGCAAGGCATCGGCCATCGCCTCGATCCACCATTATGGCCTGCGCGACAAACCGTCGCCGCGCGCCCAGGCAATGGGCTATCCACAGCGCGAACTGATCGGCGCTGATGCAGCCGACCGCGAGCATATGCTTGATCTTCTCTACTTGCACTTGAAAAGCTCGTAAACACGAAGCCACAGGCGCACTGAAGCAAGATTGACCATTGCCGAGAAGTTGGCGGCGAGGTTATCGTAACGAGCGGCGACACGACTGAAGTGGTTCTGCTTTGAGAAAGCTTGATCGATCAGGTTCCATCGTCGGTATAGCCGCCGCTTAGCGCGAGCGGGGATGCTGACCAATCTTCAGCCATCATTGACGCATTGAACGCCTCTCAGCTTGTCGTGGAGCAGCAACTCGATCACACCCCACCCGAGGCGAATCAGTCAATATCGGCTCATGTCAACTCTAAATGTGGTTCCGGCATAATTTGAATAATATGCCACGGGTATCGCCCAGTAGCGGACAGGTGTTTTTCAAGCTATGCAATTGGGTATGCAACCTGACGCCAACCACAACTCCCGCCTCTGTCTCAACTTCGCAGCGGATGGTCTGACAGCCTACTGCAATCGGGAGGCTCTGATCGACCTCCGTCATCAATTGGACTGGCTCATAGCGTCGCCGCCCGAAGATAATTGCCATTGCCACACGCTTATGGCCCTTGAGAACGACGACAGTAAGTTAGCTGGAAAACGGCCACGAAATGTTGGTGTTTCATTCTCCGAGGGCGTTGAAGCAATGAAGGATGCAGACATTGCAGGCGGCGAATGGGTTGATTTGACCTTCATGGTCGTATCCAACGAAGTTCTTGACGATATGCAAAAACGTCAAAGGTAATTTCGTGTCAGGGCGAAGCTAATTCCCCAGCATAAATGGGTTCACGATCTAGTGCTATGCGATTCACGTAACCTGTCCCTACGGGGCTAGGCAGAAATAAGTGTGGAGGGAATTTCTATGAAGTTAGATTCAAGAAAAAAAACACTCTCGCGCAGAAAACCTCGCAAAAACATCACAAAACCAGTTGATCCATCTAATCAATTTGATCAAAAAATTGTAAAATTTTCCAATCAATTGGGATTGAATGGCTGGTACATTATAGATCAATCAAGACTTCGTAAAATAACATCTCCAAATTCATTAGAATTATACAAGGCAAAATTTGGCGAAATAGATTACACTCAGGTCCCTTCTCATATTTCCGCAAGACGAGGCGCATTGGCACCGACTGATCCAGATTTGCGTTTTTCCAATAATCAAAGTTTTCCATCTACAGCCGGCAGAATGCGAGAATTCATCTGCTCATCCGTTTCAGGTAGCGGATATGAGTTTGGAGCAGGTGGCAGGCCGATGATCACGCCTATCGGCACTAAAGTTACTTACGTTGACAGATTTTCAAATGAAGAAATGAGAGAATATTCTAGTTCTCGAAATGGAACCGGAGTTGGTGATTTCATGCCCATCGACATTGTCGATTCAATTGAAAAAATGGAACATGTCACTACTGCGGATTTCATTATAGCAAGCCATGTAATTGAACACGTTTCAAATCCAATAGGAATGCTTGAGAAATGCTATTCCATCCTAAAACCCGGAGGAAAACTCATTCTCATGATTCCTGACAAAAAAAGAACTCATGATAGAAACCGGAATGTCACCAGCATACCTCACTTCATTGCCGACTTCATATCACCATCTCCCGATAGAGATCTAGAAAACTATATAGATAAATACATGAATGTCGAAAAATTTTATTTAGAAGATTTGGATAAAATTTTAGAATCATGGAAAAATAAAAATGACATACATTTACATACATTTACCCACGATAGCGCTTTAGAACTATTTAATTTGTCAAAGAAATGGGCTCCGTTTTCCGAAATATGGAGCCACCCTGGAGATGAAGGAATTGACGCATCTATTGAAATGTATTTCATATTAACAAAATAATATAGATTCATTCTATTATTAAATATATACAATATGAAAAAATATTATTTAACAATTTTAAAAATAGATAATTAATACATTGGTTGCATTTACTTTTTATTAATCACATATGCAGCCGCGATCGTCAGCTAATAGCGTCACCTCAGTGCATTACATTTATCATCCATATGGAGAGGCTGCCTCTCCATATGGATCCCATGGCCATGCGCATCATGTCTCAACGACATGGGCGCCATGGCCGATGAAACCTTCACTGCTGTCGATCTGTCGCGCCTTCCTTCGCCCGACGTCGTCGAACTGCTCGACTTTGAAACCATCTATGCGACCGCTGTCGCGAAGATGAAGGCATTGATGCCGGATTTCGAAGCGCGTGAGAGCGACCCGGCCACCAAGCAGCTGCTGGTTCTGTCCTACATTGTCCAGACCCTGCGCCAGCGGATCAATGATGCCGCCCGCGCCGTCATGCCAGCCCATGCCGTCGGCGCCGACCTCGACAATCTGGCCGCCAGTTTCACAATCGGCCGTTTTACCCTGGTCCCGGCTGATCCCGCCACCGGGGCGGCGGCAGTCATGGAAACCGACGATGATTTCCGCCGCCGCATGGTGCTGGCGCCGGAGGGCTATACCGTCGCTGGTCCGGAGGGGGCCTATATCTTCCATGCTCTTTCTGCTGATGCCCGCGTACTAGATGCCAGCGCCTCCAGCCCGGCGCCAGGCGAAGTGCTGGTATCCATCCTCTCGCGCGAGACGGTCAGCGGCTCAGCGTCGGCCGCGCTGCTGGCAACGGTCGAAGCCTATCTGTCCGATGAGACGCGCCGACCGCTGACCGATCTGGTGACCGTCCAGTCCGCCCAGATCATCCCCTTCACGATCGCCGCGACCCTGCGCACCTATCGTGGTCCCGATGCGCAGGTCGTCGTCGCGGCGGCGCAGACGCGCCTCGAAACCTATGTCGCCGAATGCCACCGGCTCGGCCGCGATGTGACGCGCTCGGGCATCTTTGCCGCGCTGCATGTCGAGGGGGTCCAAAATGTCGTCCTGTCGGCCCCGGCAGTCGACATTGTCGTCAGCCGCTCGCAGGCCCCCTATTGCACCGCGATCGACGTGAGTTTCGTGGGGGTGGGCGAATGACGTCGGTCCTGCCACCCCGATCGACGACACTGCAGCGTGCGCTGGAACAGGTAACCACCGACCTGCTCGACCTGCCGGTCGAACTGCGCAAGCTATGGTCGCCGTGGGAATGCCCCATGTCGCATCTGCCCTGGCTGGCCTGGGGGCTTTCGGTCGATATCTGGGACGCTTCCTGGCCCGAAGCTGTCAAACGCGCCGTCGTGGCCGATGCCATCGCCTTTCAGCGGCGCAAGGGCACGCCAGCATCGTTGCGCACCGTCCTCGATCGCTTCGACCCGCTCATCAAATTGGTCGAATGGCATCAGGATCGCGACACGCTCGATCCCTTCTATTTCCGCCTGGAACTGCCGCTGCTCGCCGAAAGCGACGTCCTCTACGATGAAAAGCTGGTCGATCAGATTTTGCGCGACATTGCCCAGGTAAAGCCGGTGCGCGCGCACATGATCGCCGTCTTCAAGATGAAGGCGCAGGCACAGGCCTGGCTGGTGTCGGCCGCACAGATCGGCGGCCTGACCCGCCTCGATGCGCATGCCGACCAGGACAGTGCGCTTGATCCGTCCTGGGCCACCTTTCTGCAGACCCGCGACGGCGAGCCGATCCTGACGCGCGCGCGCGAATTCATGGAGGCTTGAACATGGACAATGAACCGGCCATTTTCATGGTAACGGCCGCCGGGCTGGATGCGCTTGTCGATGCGCAGGGCGGCGGCACCGATCCCATTCGTATCGCGTCGCTCGGCATCACCGAAAATGCCTTCGTGATGGCGCCCACCCTGACCAACGTGCCAGGCGAGCTAAAGCGGATCGACGCAGTCGCCGGCGAAGCGGTCAGCGAAACCGTCATCCACATGACGGCCCAGGACGTCAGCACCGACATTTACGAACTGCGCGGCCTTGGCCTGTACCTGGCCGATGGCACCCTGTTTGCGGTCTACAGCCAGCAAGCCCCGGTCTTCCGCAAGGTGTCCATCTCCTTCTTCCTGCTGGCGCTGGACATCGGCTTTTCCAACGGCGTCGCCGGCGATATCGTCTTTGGCGACACCAGCTTCCTGATGCCGCCCGCCAGCGAGACGGTGAAGGGGGTGGCCGAAATTGCAACGGCCGCTGAGGCGGAAGAGGGCGACGATGATCAGCGCATCATCACCCCGCGCAAGCTGCGCCTGGTCCTGGACGCCCTGGGTGAACTGATAGCCCCTGGCGAGCCTGACTTTGCCGCCGCCTTTGCCGCACTGATCGCCCGCACCATCACCGGCGCCGGCCTCGTCAGCGGCGGCGGCGACCTGAGCGCAAGCCGCACCCTGACTGTCGCGGCCGCCAGCGCGGCCGACGTCGCCGCCGGTGTCGCCAATGATCGGGCTGTGACCCCTGCCGCCCTGTCTGGACTGCTCCGATCCATCACGACGAATGGCCACGCTTTCATTCCCGGCGCTGGCGGCCTGCGCCTGATGTGGGGACGTTTTACCTCCATCGCCAACGGCTCGACCAATGTGCTGTTCACTGACAGCTTCACGACCGCCTGCTTCGTCGTTCTGGTGGACGGGGTGAAGGGCAGTGGCGCCGACAGTCAGGATAACCCCGCCGGCGTCGATTATTCGACCATCACAACCTCGGGTTTTTCCGCCTTTTCAGCCGACGATAGCAGCAACGCCTGCGGCTACATCGCCTTGGGAGCCTGAACCTTGGCCATCCACTTTTCCGCATCCTGCAACGGCTTCTTCGACGACGCGATCCATAAGACGCTGCCGGCGGACGCCATTGCCATCACCGCCGTACGCCATCGCGAACTACTGTCCGCGCAAGAACAGGGCGCCTCGATCGAATCACGCGAGGGCCGCCCGGCAGTCCGCCGCCTGGTCGTGACCATCGGCGCGCGCCGCGCTCGGCTGCAGCGCCAGGTTAAGCGCGAAGCTGCGCGCCGCATCGAGACGATCGCGCCGCTCTGGCGCCAGCTGAACGACCAGCGCGCGCCGTCGCCCGCGGGCGCCGCGCGCTTCGCCGCGATCGACGCGATCCGCGCCACATCCGACGCGATCGAGGCAGAGATTGACCAGCTGGGCGCCGATGCCCTCGCAGCCTTCGCCATCGCCGACCATCCCCTCTGGCCGGCGGAGTAGACGATGCCGAAAATCCTCGACCTCCCCGAGATCCTCGACCTCGACGGCACCGAACATGTCGTGCTGGAAAATAGCGAACAGACGGGCCGTGCGCGCCTGCGCGACTATGTCCGCTCGATCCTGCCCATCGGCAATCGGGCGATCAGGCCGCTCGCCATCCTTGCCGATCTGCGCGGCTATGCGGTCGCGATTTTCGAGCATGACGGCCACCTCAAGCGCTTCATGGGGCGGGAGCCCGCCCGGCATATCCGCGGCGTCTATTCGCGGGTCGAGGTGGATCGCAACGGCTATGCGCTTGCCGCGCCGCGCCGCACCGATGCGCATGGCGTCGAACATGTCGTGGCGCCGATCAACGGGCTCAACACCGAAGCGGCCAACGTCGCGCTCTACGGCCAGTCCACCAGCGAAGGCTATGAGAGCCTGCCGATCCTGACGACCACCGCATTTTCCGATCGGCTGCTGATGTTCGTCGGCGGCGTTCGTCCCCAGGACGATGGCACCACCGGCGCCGACTATGCCAGCGTCGTTCCCCTGCATGAGACCGCTTCCGGCATCCGGGGCGAAACGCTGGCGTCGGGCGCCGGCCTTGCCATGCTGGAGACGATGAAAACCCGCTTCGGCCTCAGCCTGGCCGACATGAACATGAAAATGTTGTTTCACTCGGCAGGCGAGGCCGGGACCGAAGCGGCACGCCTGGCGCGCGGAAGCTCCTACTTCGCGCGCCTCACAGAACAGATGCGCTACGGCGTCCAATATGCACGGTCGCTGGGCCAGTCGGTCAGCGTCCCTTATTATATTCGGGTCCAGGGCGAGGCGGATATCTCGCTCCAGACCGATCCCGCCGCCTGGCGCAAGATCGTGGCAAAGGAGCGCCGCGACTTCGAGCGCGACGTTGCCGGCGCGGTCGGCGAACATCGGCCCGTCGTCTGCGTCCACGCACAGACCTCCAGCTTCAATCTGGTTGGCTATGGCAAGGCTGACCCGATCGGCATCCCCATGGCGCAGGCGATCCTGTGCGATACCAATCCATGGTTCATCATGGCCGGGCCGACCTACATGCTCGATTATGTGGCTGGCGATGGCGCGGCAGTGTCTGGCGTACACTTCACCGCGCGATCATCCAAGATTTTGGGCGCCTATGCGAGCCGCGCCTATCTCCAGTCCGTCTTCGAAGATGCGGACGGGACGCTGGCCTATGACCCTGATCGCAAGTTCAGGCCGCTCCAGCCAATCCGGGCCAAGCGCCAGGGGCCGCGCGTCGTCGATGTGCTGTTTCACGTGCCTAAGCCGCCGCTGGTCTGGGACACGACACAGGTCGCCCTCGCGAGCAACTACGGCTTCTACATCGAGCGTCCCGGCGTCGGCGATATCGCCCTCGCCAGCGCGCCGGTTATTCATGCCCGCAACCGCGTCCGCCTGACCGCCGCCGCCGATCTCAAGCATGGCGACCGGCTTTGCTATGCGCTGCGCGACAGCCAGGTCGCGGGTCAGAATTGGGAGACCGGGCGGATCAAGGGCGCGCGCGGCAACCTGGCCGACAGCGAGGACCATGTGTTCGATCCCGGCGGCATCAACCACCGCATGCGCAATTACTGCCGCCATTTCCGCATCCCCATCATGCTTTGAAGGGCCAGACATGACCGTCCCACAAATCCTTATGTCCGACAGTGCCGACGCCTCTGGCCTCGGCCTTGGCTGGACCCAGCGACCGGTCGATTTCGAAGGCGAGGTTGCGACCTGGCTTCTGGGTCTCGACCATCCCAATCACCAGGGCTGGGACTATAGCCTCAACGGCAATGACGTTTCGCCCGAAGGCGTCTCTTTCGGCGCGGGCTGGGGCGCTGGCGGGTGGACCGACACGCCGATCGCGCCGCGCGACCTGGGCGAATATTTCACGCTCTGGGCCTTGGTCAGGACGCATAGCAGTGCAGCCTCGCCCGTCGCCGAAACATTCATCGGTTCGTCGGGCGGCGCCAACCAGCGCTTTGTCGACCTGGTCATCGATCCGGCGGCCGGCGGCGCCTACAAGATGCTGATCAGCACCGGCTCTGGCGTCGGCTTCATCGGGTCGCCCAGCCTGCCACTGAACGTCGGCACGGGTGCCGGCTGGGATTTGCTGGTGGGCTGCATCCAGCCCAATGGCTGCTCGCTGCATCGCCGCAGCATCACCGCATCGGCCGATGTGGTCGCCGCGATCGACGCGACCGGGGTCTATGGCCCGGTGCCCTGGAGCATCGGCAACAACCATGACCACACGGTGCCGACGCCCGCGAACCTCGCCATTGCCGGCGCCGGCCTGATCGTCGGCATCCTGAGCAATGCGCAGATCGACCTGCTCTACGCGCGCCTCAAGGCGCATTTCGCCACCATCGACCTGGCTATCTAGAGGGGGATGACGATGAGCTACACCAAGCCGGGGCTTTATGCGGATAGGATGCTCTCCGCAGTCGATGCGGAGTTGGACCGCCTCAATGGCGAGACCATCCCCTTGGTCGGCATGAACGCATCCCTGACAGCCAATCTCGCCGGCGCACCGGAGGCCCGCATGACGTTCGACGGTTCGGAAAAGGCGCTGCTCGCCGGCAAGATGCAGCTGGTCAACGTCTCTGGCGTCGATGCGCAGGCGCTCCGTACCGACATTGTGGGCGACGTTGCGGTCATCAGCGGCGTCATTCCGCGCGTCGCCATGCTGGCTTCGCTGGAAACCGACCTCCACGGCGCACCCGATGTCGCGCGCAGTGACAATGCGAAACGGCGTATCGCCAGCAATGGCAAGCTGATCATGCCTCAAGCCGCCGGATTGGCGGCCGATGCCGGCACGGCGACCCTGTACCTCAATGGCGCCGGCAATCTGAGCTATATCGAGAGCAAGCTCAGCGGGCCGCTAATCCAGCGCTGGTTCGGTCCCTCCAACCCGGTGGCCAACGCGCGCCAGACCCGGTGGCAGTTCAACCCCGACAAGGATGTGGTCGGCGGCGTCACCGTTCGCGCGCCCAAGGATGACGCCACCCCGGATCATATCTTCGGGACCACGATCGGCGCCAACCACGGCTACCCCTCCAGCCTCGTGACGGCGGCGGCCCATGGCAAGACGGCGGCCGATATCGGCTCGATCTGGGCCAATGGCGGTAACCAGTTTGTCCTGGTGGAAATCGTCAGCACGACCCAGCTTCTGCTGACCCGCGTGGACAGCAGCAGCATGCCGCAGACCGGCACCTATACCCATGTCTCCGGCGCCACCGCGACGGCGAACATCGTGGTCACGGCGCGCGCCGACGCGCAATGGATGCCGCCCGCCCAGGATCTGCAGCTGCGCGCCCTTGTCGATGGCGAAGAGGTTGGCCGCGTCGATCGCGGCGCGCTGACCTCCGGCACCCTGAACGGGGTCTATACGGTTCGGGACGCTGCGCAGTTCGTCGAGGTGTGCGAATATCTGTCGAAGGCGGAGATGATCGCATGGAAACAGACGCGCCCGGCCAGCCTCTATCCCACCGGCCGAACCGCGAGCCTGCGGGTCACGACGGTCTATGAATATGACAAGTTTGGCGGCCTGGCGATCTACCGCGACTGGCTGGTCCTTCAGCCTATGCCGATCTCCGACATCATGGGGATGCAGATGGAGGCGAAGGGTGCCTTCGACACGGCGGCGGCGGACTATTACATCCCGAACACTCTGCCCTTCGCGTACAATGGCGCCACCATCAACTATTCGATGAAGGTGCCCGCCGATCTGACGATGGTGTCGCCGGACCCGAATGACGAAGGCAGCGTCAAATTCACCCCCGCCAAGATCGAGGCGACCGGCCCGGCGCTGCTGCGCGCCTATGCGCTCTATGACAGCGGCTATTTCGATGCCTCGGGTTTCCTCCCGGTGGGCAGCGCCGCCGACGATGTTCGCCGCAGCCTGATCACCGATCACGCAATGGAAATTCGCGGCGATACCGGCAAGCGCTATTGGAGGCTGGTCGACAAGGGCGATTTCATGGCGGCGGCGGGGGAATATTTTTCCTGTGTCATTTTCCGCAATGTCGGCGTCACGCGGCCTGATCGCACCGCCTTCACCGTCGCCCGGACGCGCGAGGCGGCCTATATCATGATCGACTGGCACAACAGGTCGGGCCTCGACACGATCGAACTGCCGCCCGACCTGGTCGGCCGCGCATTCACCGTCAGCAGTTCGCGCAACGCCACCGTCAAAGGCACGGTCCTGTCTGGGCGGCTCAGCGTCGATGTCGCTGCGCCGGCCGACTACGCCACCCTCACTCTCCGCGCGCCGCGCTGACGGCCGCCCCTTTCCCCATCCCTCAAGGTCTGGAGCTAACCGATGGCCGGAACCTCTTTCAAACAGAACCCCTATATCAACCCCGGCGCTGCCGCCCTTCTCGGGATCGACCTGGCGGCCATTCCCGACGAAAAGGCGCTGTGCGACCATCCGAGCCTCGTCTTCTGGGGCAGGGGGCGCGACGGCTTTTCTTCGGCGGGATGGCAGACCCGCGCGCCCAATAGCGACGCGATTATGGTGCCGGGCAATGTTGCCTTGCCGACCCAGATCAGCGGCATCAGCCCCGACCTCGACCTGGTCGAAGGGGCGACGATCGATGCCGCTATCTGGGAGGCGTATAACCGGAACCATGCGCTCAGGTTCGGTCAGGGTGCCACCAACGGTCACTTGCGCCTCGACAATGGGCTGAGCGTCCATGGCGACCAGCAGTTCGGCGATTTCTTCATCTGGTTCTATGGGCGTCCCGGCCCCGGCGACAATGTCTATTTCTGGGGCAACAATCTGGTGCCGGGGTCCGGCAATCCCGGAACATTTTTCCAGTGGACCAGCGCCGGCGCGCTCGTCCTGCAGATCGGCGGTACGCAGATTTTCAATACGACGGCGCTTACCCCGGCGTTCACGTCACTGTTTGCCGATGGCCCGCGCCTGGTCATGATCGGCTTCTCGGACACGACCAACACCGCCCGCATCCGCATCGATCGTGGCCTCTATGATAAGACCGTTGGCACCGGCAACGTCGTCAATGCGGAGGGGACGCTGCGCCTGGGCTGCGCTGGTCCGGCTAGCGCAGGCGTGGCCGATTATGCCGATCTTGCGGAATTCGGCGTCCATCGCGGCTTTGGCTTCGATGATGCGGGATTGATCGCCCTTATCGAAAAGCTGTGCGGCGACCGCTACGATATCCCTGCTATCGCGGCCTGATCTTCCAAGCCGGCATATGGAGAGGCTACCTCTCCATATGCCGGCATGTCGCGCGCCAATCGTCGTCGCGCCATGGTCGCCGCCATGGCGCGTTTTTCTGATCCCGAAGCTGCAGCCGGCGAGGTGCTTCGCCTGGGTACGATCGCATCGCTCGATCTGGCCAACGGCACCTGCACGGCGCAAAGCGGTGATATCCTCACCGGCAACATCCCGTGGATTGCCCAGCGCGCCGGCAATATCCGCGCCTGGTCACCGCCCAGCGTGGGCGAACAATGCCTGATCCTCGCGCCCGAAGGCGATCTTGACGCGGCCATGGTCATCGTCGGTCTCTATTCCGACGCCTGCCCGCCGCCTTCCACCGACCCCAATGTCAGCCTGGTCGAATATCCCGACGGCGCGATCATCGCCTATGACCATGTCTCGCATGAACTGACCGCGACTCTGCCGGAGGGCGGCAGCGTTACGATTGATGCACCCGGCGGTGTAACGATCATCGGCGATACCGGCATCGTCGGCGACACGCATATTGCGGGCAGCCTCAATGTCAGCGGCAAGATCACGGCAAACGAAGACGTTATCGCTGGCGGGATCAGCCTCAAATCGCACAAACATGGCCAGGTGCAGGCCGGCGCGGCGCAATCTGGGCCGCCCGTCTGATGGCCGGAATGGACCGCACCACCGGCGCCAGGCTCGACGGTATCGACCATATCGCCCAGTCCATGGCCGACATTATCGGCACGCCCATCGGCACGCTGGTCGGCCGTCGTGAATATGGCTCGCTGGTCCCCGACCTGGTCGACCAGCCCATGACCGGCGCCAACATCCTGCGCATCTTCGCCGCGACCGCCCTCGCCCTGTCACGCTGGGAAGACCGCATCCGCCTCCGCCGGCTGCAACTTGTGCCCGGCGACCGCCCCGGCGCCGCGTCCCTGTCGATCGAGGCGGAACGCAAGGGCGACATCGCCACCGCCAGCCTCTCCCGCATCCTCCTGCCCCTCATCCGCTGAAGAAAGGCCCAACCATGCCCACCGCTGCATTCAAGCATGGCATCACCGTCACCGAAGTATCGACCGGCGCCCGCACCCTGACGGCGGTCAGCACCGCCATCATCGGCCTGGTCGGCACTGCGCCCGATGCCGATCCCGCCGCCTACCCGCTCAACAAGCCTATCCTGGTCAGCGACATCGAAGCGGCGATCGGCGACATCGGCGCGGAAGGCACGCTGGCCCGCTCGCTGCGCGCCATCGCCGACATCACCCGGCCCATCATCGTCCTGATCCGCGTCGAAGAAGGCGAGGATGCGGCCGAAACGGCCAGCAATGCCATCGGCACTATCACGGCCGAAGGCATCCGCACTGGAATGCAGGCCCTGCTATCGGCGTCGGCAGAAGTGGGCGTGATCCCGCGCATCCTGGGCACGCCGGGGCTGGAGACGCAGGCAGTCACCACCGCGCTGGCCGTCGTCGCCAAGAAGCTGCGCGCCTTCGCCTATGCCCGCGCGATCGGCGCGACCGTCGCGGCCGCCACCCTCTATCGCGCCAACTTCAGCCAGCGCGAACTGATGCTGCTGATGCCCGACTTCCTCGCCTGGGACACCGATGCCAGCGCCAATGTCACCAGCTTCGCGGCGGCGCATGCCATGGGTCTGCGCGCCTATATCGACGAACAGACCGGGCCGCAGAAGACGCTGTCCAACGTCGCTGTCGATGGCGTTGTCGGCCTGTCGCAGCCGATGCATTGGGATATCGAGGATCAGGACACCGATGCCGGCCTGCTCAATGCCGCCCAGATCACGGCGCTGATCCGCAAGAGCAACGGCTTTTGCTTCTGGGGCAACCGCACCTGTTCCGACGATCCCCTGTTCGTTTTCGAAAGCGGCGTTCGCGTCGCCCAGCTGCTGGCCGATACGATCGCCAAGGGCATGGACTGGGCGATGGATAAGCCGCTAACGCCTAGCCTGGCCAAGGATATCATCGAAACCATCAACGGCTTGGGCCGCAATCTCAAGGCCGCCGGCGTCGTTCTGGGGTTTGAGGCTTGGTACGATGAAACCGCCAATCCGGTGGACAGCCTCAAGGCCGGCAAGCTGCGCATCCGCTACAAATATACCGTCCCGCCGCCGCTTGAGGATCTCGGCTTCTACCAGGAAATCACCGACGAATATTTCGCCGACTTCGCCGCCCAGCTGACTGACGCCGGCTGACGCCCACGCGCGCCTCCCCCCCCTCTCGATCAAAGGAATATCGCCATGGGCATGGCCCGCACCCTCAAGGACATGATGCTCTTCAACGAAGGCCTCGCCTATATCGGCGAGTGCAAGACCGTCACCCTGCCCACCCTGACCCGCAAGACGGAGGAGTGGCGGGGCGGCGGCATGGGCGGCGTCGCGGAAATGGACATGGGGCTGGAGGCGCTGGAGATGACCTCCACCTTCGGCGGCCCGATGCGCGACATCCTGCGCCAGTTCGGCATCACCACCGTCAACGGCGTCTACCTCCGCTTCGCCGGCGCCTATCAGGATGACGACAGCGGCGCGGTCGACAGCGTCGAAGTGATCGTGCGCGGCCGTCACAAGGAAATCGAGTTCGGCGATCAGGAAGTCGGCGAGGCCGGGGAATTCTCCGTCACCTCGGGCCTGGTCTATTACAAGCTGGTCTGGAACGGCCGCACCGAAATCGAAATCGACGTCCTGGCGGGCATCGAGATTGTCGACGGCGTCGATCGCCGCGCCGCCATCCGCAACGCCATCGGCATCTTCTGATCCTTCGGCCCGGCCGCGCGCCGGGCCGCCCTCCCCTCACGCATAGGCTTTCACCATGAACGACACCGGTCCCGTCTTCCGCACCGTCACGCTCGACACCCCCATCATCAAGGGCGAAACCACGATCGACACGCTGCAGCTGCGTAAGCCCCGCTCGGGCGAACTGCGCGGCCTCACCCTGGTCGATCTGGGCCAGCTCAAGGTCGACGCTCTGATCAAGATCGTGCCGCGCATCGCCATGCCGACCATCACCGAAGTCGATGTCGCCAATCTCGACACTGCCGACCTGCTCGCCATCGGCACGGAAATTGGCGGTTTTTTGCTGCAGAAGTCGCATCATGCGGATGCCCACGCTCAGTAGATGACGCGATGGCGGATGTGGCGATCATCTTCCACTGGTCGCCCGACGTCATGGACCCGATGACGCTGCCCGAACTGATGGGCTGGCGCGAACAGGCTGCGAAACGGGCCAAGCCGCCCGAAACCGGGAAAAAGAAGAATGGCCGATCGTAACCTCCGCATGCAGCTGATCCTTGAGGGGCTGGACCGCGTCACCGCGCCGCTCAAGTCCATCACCAATGCGTCGTCGGGCGCACGCCGCGACCTGGCCGAAACCCAGAAGCAGCTGAAATCGCTCGACGCCCTGCAGAAACAGGTCGGCGGATATAAAGCGGCCGAAGGGCGCTTCGCATCCGATCATCAGCAGCTGCAGCAGACACAGGCTCGCGTCGAGCAGCTGCGCCACGAACTGGAGGCGACGCAGGCCCCGACCAAGAAGCTGCGCACCGAATTTGAAAAGGCGCAGCGCCAGGCGAGCATGTTGACCGATCGGGTCGATGCCGGCGGCAAGGAATTGCAGCAGCTGCAGCGCCAGCTGGAGGCCGCCGGCATCGACGTCGCCGACCTCGCCGCCCATGAAGATCGGCTGTCGAGCCGTGTCTATGATGCGAACAAGGCGCTGAAACAGCAGATCGGGACCGTCGAAAAGCTGAACCGGGCCAACAGCAACACGCAAAAGCTGAACGATATCAGTGCCAAGGCGACCGGTGCGGGCCTGGGCATGATCGCCGCCGGCACCGCCGCTGGCGTGCCCGTGGTCGCCGCGACCAAGCAGGCGATGACGCTGGAAAGCGCCATGGCCGACGTGTCCAAGGTCACCAACATGACCAAGCCGCAGATTGATCAAATGTCGCGAGACTTCCTCGATCTGAGCGAGACGATCCCGGTGCCGGCGGAAGGCATGGCCCAGATCGCGGCGGCCGCCGGCGCTGCCGGTGTCGGCATGGACAAGATGGGCCAGCCCATGGCCGACCAGCGCCAGCAGCTGGAAGAATTCACCGCCGACGCGGCGAAGATGGGCGTGGCGTTCGACATGACCGCCGATGTCGCCGGCGAAACCATGGCCAAATGGCGCACCGCCTTCGAACTGCCCCAGGACGGCGTTCGCGCGCTGGGCGACCGCGTCAATGCGCTGACCAACACTTTCGGCGGTAAGGCGGCCAATGTCACCGACATCATCACCCGCATCGGCCCGCTGGGTAAGGTCGCGGGCCTCGCCGCGCCGGAAATTGCGGCGCTCGGCTCTACGCTCGATTCCATCGGCGTACCCAGCGAAGTGGCCGCCACCGGCATCAAGAACACGATGCTGGCCCTAACCAAGGGCGAAGCGGCGACGAAAAGCCAGCAGGGCGCATTCAAGGCGCTGGGCCTGTCGGCCACCGATGTCGCCAAGCGCATGCAGACCGACGCCGCCGGCGCGATCGTCGATGTCATGTCCCGCATCGGCAAGCTGGATGCCGATCAGCAGTCGGGCCTGCTGACCCAGCTTTTCGGCTCGGAAAGCGTTGCCGCCATCGCGCCGATGCTGACCGATCTCGACGGTCTCAAGAACCGCCTGGCGCTGGTCGGCGATGAAAGCCGCTATGCCGGATCAATGCAGGCGGAATTCCTCAACCGCATCGGCACGACGGAGGGCGCGACCGGCCTTGCCACCAACGCCCTGTCGGGCCTCAACATCACCATGGGCAAGGCATTGCTGCCGACCGTCGTGAAACTGGCGGGCCTTGTGCAGTGGGCCGCCAGCGGCCTGCGCCATTGGGCGCAGGAGCATCCCGGCATCACCAAAGCGCTCATGATCTTCATGGGCGTGGGATCGGGTCTGCTGGTCGTCCTGGGTGGCCTCGGATTGGCGTTCGCCGCCATTACAGCCGCCGCCGCACCGCTGGGCATTGCCCTCGGGCCGCTGCTGCTGATCGTGGCGGCCATCGCCGTGCTAGCCGCGCTGGTCTATGTCATCTACAATAACTGGGGCGCCATGGTGGGCTGGCTGGCGGGCCTGTGGGAGACGATCCGCAGCAACACGGTCGCGGCGCTCGGCGCCCTGGTCGATGCCTTTCTGAACTTCACGCCCTTGGGCATGATGATCCGGGCATTCCTGCCCGTTCTCTCCTATCTGCGCTCGCTCGATTTCGCGGCGATCGGCCGCCATCTGATCGATGGCCTGGTCGCCGGCATGACGGCCGCCTTTCCCAACCTGACGGCGATCGTGGGCAGAATAGGCAAAATGCTGCCGGATGGGCTGCGCAAGCTGCTCGGCATTCACTCCCCGTCGCGCGTGTTCGCCGAAATCGGCGGCCATGTGATGAGCGGCCTGGATCAGGGGCTAGCCAACAATACGTCCGCGCCGATCGGACAGATATCCGACCTGTCGGGGCAAATGACCCGTGCCCTGGCCATCGGCGCGGGCAGCGCAGCCATGGCCGTCGGTGCGCCGGCGGCAGCCCAGTCCGGCGGTGCCATGGGCGCGGCGCCGATCGCGGTGACCTATTCCATCAAGATCGATGTAGGCGGCGGCAATGCGTCGGCCACCGACATTGCCGATGAAGTGCGCAAGGCGATTGAACAGATCGAGCGCGAACGGCGAGGCCGCGGCTTCGGCGACGAAGGGGATTATTGATGCTGATGGCCCTGGGCATGTTCATCTTCGATCTGCCGACCCTCGCCCATGACGAACTGCAGCGCCGCGCATCCTGGCGCCACGCGCGCAGCGCCCGCGTCGGCGCCCGAGATGCAACCCAGTTCGTCGGGCCGGGCGAGGAAACCATCAACCTGTCGGGCGCCGTCTATGCCGAAATCACGGATGGCCGCGTGTCGATCGACGATCTGCGCACCATGGCCGCATCGGGCGAGGCATGGCCCCTGCTCGACGGCACCGGCACCGTATTCGGCGATTTCGTGATCGAGGCGATCGACGAACGCCATGCCTATCTGATGACTGATGGCCGCGCCCAGCGCATCGACTTCGCCATCGATCTATTACGCGTGGCGGACCAGGTCACGGCGGCATGACGGATCGCATCGCCAATATCCCCGATTTCCGTGTCACGCTGGGCGACACCGACCTGACCGGCGAGATACGCCCGCGCCTGGTGTCGCTCACCCTGTCGGAAAAACGGGGGGACGAGGCGGACCAGCTGGATATCGTGCTGGACGATAGCGATGGCGGCTTGGCCCTCCCGTCGGAGGGGGCAACGCTGCGCCTTGCCCTGGGCTGGAAACAGGGCCGTGACGTAACGCCGGGCCTGATCGACAAGGGTACGTTCAAGGTGGACGATGTCAGCCATAGCGGCCCGCCAGATCAGGTCCGCATTCGCGCCCGCGCCGCCGACTTCACCAGCGACATCCGCAACCGCCGGGAACAGAGCTGGCAGAATACGAGCTTGGGCGCCGTACTGACAGAGGTGGCGGGCCGCAATGGCCTCACGCCGCGCATAGCGGCCGATCTGGCGTCGATCGCGCTGCCGACCGTCAGTCAGAGCCGGCAAAGCGATATCACCTTCCTGCGCCGCCTGGGGCGCGAAAATGACGCCGTTGCGACCATCAAGGACGGCAAGCTGATCTTCGCGCGCAAGGGCGCCGGCACCACCACCAGCGGCACCGCATTGCCCAGCCTGACCATCCGCCGCAGCGCCGGCGATGGGCACAACTGGCAACGGCAGAAGCGCGATGGGCAAGCCGGGGTCACGGCCAGCTGGCACGATCGCAAAGCAGCGAAGCGACAGACCGTCACCGTAGGCGAGAAGGATGGAGCGAAGCGGCTGCGCAAAACCTTTGCGGACGAAGTATCGGCGCACCGTGCCGCCACCGCCGAACAGGCGCGGCTCAAGCGCGCGCCCGCCACACTCGACATGCGCCTGGCGCTCGGTCGTGCCGATATCTACGTCGATCTGCGCGCCCGCGTGACCGGCATCAAGGCGGGGATTGATGGCACCTGGCTGATCAGCGAAGTCACCCACAACCTCGACAATGGCGGCGGCTTCACGACAGCGCTCGAGATGGAAACGGGAACTTAGCCAGGGCGCATATTCACAATTTCAAGTCAAAAAAATCCAAATCACCGCATCATTTGACGCCTCATCTAATTTCGCTAAAAATCGCACTTCCAATGCCACGGGAGTTTGTGAAGACATGCTGGATTCTCCTGAATCATCTCCTCTTAAAGTCGTATTGATAGGTGGATCCAACACTGGAAAGAGCGATGGTTACACCGCTGTCATAAAAAAGGCATGGGGCGACGATCGCGCAGTTCGTCATATGCTTGGTGCGTCGACAAGCCTGTACGGACTTTCGAATGCAAAAATGAAAGGATTTCTAAATCCAAATTCTCAATTCCTATTTGAATACACCTTAAACGACATTTCATATTACAGAAACGGATTATATTCAGTAGGCCTTCTTGAAAGGGTTCTGTTTGATTATTGCGAATTATCAAGAAAAAATGGCTGCCACGGCAGATTTCTTATTATGTGTCCAAGATATAATCTAGAAAATTACCTACAAGGAAAATGCCCAGTAATTTCAACTTACAAAGCAATTGCAGACCACTTCAACTATGAGTATATTGATGCCACGTCTATTTTGATGATGCATCAAGATTATGGCATTACCAGACTTGCTCAAGCATATGCAGATGACATGCATTACAGTGTTAAGGCTGCAGAAATTATCGGCCATGAAGCACTCAGGCAGATCTCACAAGCAACGTCGCAACCCTCTTCTCTTGCACTCGACCGGCCAGCAATAGCACCTCTCAACGCCGTTATCTCGGACACATCCGCGCTAAGCATCGAGGGTCCACACGAGTTAATTTCGCGCCAAACCTCGATTTTTCAGGGGAACGGCGTCAGGCTACTTCCAGCCACCAAGGCCAAAATCCATGTGGAAGGAGCTATATTAGGCCTACTGACAAACACTTGTGGCGACACTGGCTACGTAAAATTTGAAGGATCTAACCGATCGTTTGCCAAAAACATGTTCGACGGCTTTTTCTCGACGACATCATCCAGAGTTTTCCTAAAGCAGTTTGCTCGCCCGCTGAGCGGAAGCGTCTCAAAACCGGTAACGATCGAGCCTGGCATATCAGAAGACCACCTGAACTCGCTCGATCTTGAACCGTCGATGCACGAAGCCCCGCCATTGGTTAGCCCCGAAGACACCGCCATCGAAGTACTTGGAATCGTGTGGACGCCGACGCGGGAATAGCGCCGCCGCTCCAGTAGATGGCAGCCAACAGACTATAACAACGATCATAAAATTAGAAAAAACAATCGCAGTATCGCCAGAAAATTCGTTACATATCACGATTTTATACGTACCAGGCTCCAATCACCAGATACGCTGGACCAACAAAAATACAGAACCTCTGGGTCGGTCAGAAATATGTAACGAAATGCGCCTCATTTCGGAACCAGAAGCGCGCGATCTCAAGAAATCAGTGCTTGAGATTTTATATCGCAATTCATAGCCTATCAAGAATCGTTCCGGATTCTGGAAATCCGGGTCGAACACATGAAATATAAATAATGGTCGCAATTTTATATTATTAATTTCTCGATTTTCATTAAATCAGGGGACCATTAAATGTTTGTTAAGCATAGCGAAGATGCAAAATTTATCATATCAGACAAGGATAAATTTGTCTCCTCCTATCCGAATGATATTATTGAAACGGTTCCAGGATTTATTAAGAGACTAAAATACGCTGAAGACTATTGCGTGGAATTTGTCTCTGACCCTTTTTTCAAAAATGGATCAGATGGGTGGACTCCATATGGTTCGACAGAATTTGGCATAAATTATGAATTTGGTGGTGTAAACCATTTCATAAAATCTGGCTGCACATTATTTCTTAAGCCTGCTTTGCCAAGCCATATATCTGGCCTTATTTACCACCACCCGGTACACGGGAGCAATATACCCGTAAATGCCGGTGACAATTTATCGATTTCTGGGCTGTACGCCTCCCATGGCGGAGACACCCTGATTTATATTGAATTTTCCGACCGCTCAGGCTTTGCCGTTGAGACCACGCGCTTCTCGCTTGCGCGAGGCGGCAAAGGCGGCCCAGACGCTTCGGGGTATCTGCCCTTCTCATTCCTCCATGAGGCACCAAGCGGAAGCGCCACTTTCAGGGTCAAGATCGAGAAAGCACCAGTCGAAAACAAAAAGAGCCTTCTACTTCTTCCGCATCTATCGGTAAAAACGCAGTTTGCTCCCCTTGTTCGCGGGCAAATTGCCGAACCGCTATCGTTCGATTGGCCGAGCGATTGGGCTGTCGGACTATTCGAGTTCACCGAGAAGGGTGTACCTAGTGAGGACGCAATTCCCGCCACGGTGCCACGCGTATCTATTGGATGGCGAAGAAGCGACCTCGACCATTTCGCTCTCTCATCCATCAGTCCGACAGGCTACATCACGGAAATGCGGAGGCAGCGGGTCGTCGCCAGCGACGGAACCCGAACCACCAGCAAAATTCTGCAATTCATGTCTATGAGCAATGATCAGGGTGACGACTTGGCGTTTCCCTACAGCTTTTCTTCGTCCAAGGCCCGCAATATAGTTGAAATCTTGTGCCGCGCCTCAAAGAAATCCTCTGTCGAGATTTCGATTAAGGACAAGCAATCCGGCTACCCGATTAATGAGTTCACACTGCCCGTCGCCAAAGATTGGGAAACGCACAAGCTGATCATCCCAGATACCGAAAACGGTATCGAGCTTTCATTTTCGGTGAAAAATCGAAAATCCCTCACCTTCGACGTCGCCCAAATTGCGCTTCGTCAGTCCGATGTCCCATCCCCCTGGAGCAATGCGGACCTCTCATGCATGAATCGGCCTCGAGCGCCTGCCCATCAGAAGCACAACACACAATATGAGGATGGTGTATGCGTCGTAACCCCGACTGGAGATCGTCCGGAAGGGCTGAGACTGCTCATGGCGTGGATGAAGGCGCAGACCAGGCAACCTGATCAGTGGATCATCGTCGATGACGGAATGGTCCCCTTCCCTGACGTCGCTGACCTCCCACCCTATGCGGAATATCATCGGCGTGAGCGGACGAAGCAAGATTTCCCGCATACACTGGCAAATCAGCTTGCCTTCGCGGTGAAGCGCATCCGCTATGATAAGATGATGATCATGGAGGACGATGACTGGTATCGAAGTGATTATATCGAATTCATGTCCCACGCCCTAAAGTCGAATGAAATGGTTGGATTGAATAAAATTCACTATTATCATTACTATTCCCGACTTTGGAAGCAGGGCAAGCCACAGGCCACAACGTCCTTGGCCCAGACCGCTTTGCGACATGAGGCCTATCACTTCCTAGCCGAAGTCTGCACATCCGACATTCCCGGCGTACAGCGCAGCGGCCTCGTCGATCGCTTCCTTTGGCGCGGTTACCCCGGCTCAAAATTGCTAGTGCGCGAACATGAGACGATGAACGTCGGCCTGAAGGGAACCCCTGGGCGCGCAGGCATTGCCGAAGGCCATAAGGCAACGGACGCGAAATATCAGGCAGACTACGATTTCACGAAGCTATCCCAGATGCTCGGAAATGATATTTTTCTCATTTCCAAAGGCTATGGACGCGTCCACAACCTCGTCATCTACACGGCCTTGGCTGGCGGCGTGGACGCGCTCTATGATCCAGAACATGTGATCGATGGTGCGAAATATATTTGCTTCACCGATAACGAGAATATCAAAAGCTCCGTCTGGGAAATTCGTCCATTCCCTCTATCTCAGGACGAAGACTCCAATAGGATGGCAAAACATCCGAAAATTCTTCCGCACTTATATTTTCCGGACTTCGAATGGAGCCTTTGGGTGGATGCCAATATCCGTATCAAGGGCTCACTGGAGCCGCTCATTGCCGAACATATTTCAAAGGGCGACAGCTTTGTCTTCAAGCATCCCGATCGCACCTGCCTGTACAACGAGGCGGAGGCCTGCATTCGTCAAGGCAAAGATCTGCCCGACGTCATCAATGAACAGATGACTCGATATGCTTCAGAGGGCTTCCCTGAGAAACTTGGCATGGGCGAGTGCAACGTCTTGTTGCGCCGTCACAATGCCGCCCCGGTTCAGCAGACCATGGAAACATGGTGGAACGAGATCAAAAGTGGAAGCAAAAGAGATCAGTTGAGCCACGCATATTCGATCTGGAAAAACGAAATGGAAATCGCTTACTTCTTCGATGGAGAGCAAATTCTTAAGAAGTTCCCGACACTCCAGAGGACTGGACACCTTATGGAAAAGGGAAAGCCGAATTCACGGATCGTGTTTTCTTCTGAATCAATACCGATTGCTAAACGTCTTCTTACCAAAGGCGAAAATGGGCGGCTATCATGCTCGCAGTTCGTCCATTCTGACTTTAATAGGATTGATAAAATCTCTTTGAAGGTCGGAACACACAAGGGTGCTGCGACCGGCGATACGATGCTATCCATTTATGGCATCGATAAGGAACCAGATAATCTCATATTCATCGGATCACGTATGCTGCCATTAGGCCCAAGATCAGATAATAATTATGTTTCTGCTGATTTTGATGGCGTCGACGTATCCAAATTTTCTGAAATTCTTATTGACATAGAATCTGTGAAGACTGGCAATCTAGCCCCGGTGTCGCTCTATCATTTGATTGTCGACGAGATGTCATTTTCTCCCTCGCCGATCGTGATTAACGGAAACACGGAGCCCGGAATGCTTGCAATGGCCATCTCCGGGGATTGACCTGGCCATATCTGAGCAAGGGAGATCAGAGGCTTTTGCCTGCTGATCTCCCATTTCAGAAAATGCACCATACCTGATCATTCAGTTCAGGCAGCAAAGAATGGGCCATCCTCAGGTGCGACGGCCCATTCTCTTTTTTTCGCCTATATGGACAGGTTGGCGCTGCCGACGAGGCCCTAACAGACTTATCCACAAGGAAATTTCCTGTCCGCGCTTTTCCTCTTTCCTACAGGCTCAACTTTGGCCAAGGTTAGAACAAATAGGGAACAATTAGGCAATAGTGAGTTGAGCGGACGAGCGATCAGACTAACGCCAGGATGCGAATTCCGTTGCCCGTCCTGCAAGGTCAGCTGCGCGACGATGGCCCATGCGCGCGATGCTCTCTGGCGGGAGATTGAGCAGTTGCTCCGGCTGCAGGCATGGGCGCCGACAATTGATCGAGCGAGAGAGGTCCGCAAGCTCCAAACCCAGATGGCAGCCGCCGAGCGAGGATTTGAGCAGCTTCGGCCCGCGTCGCATCGGGGGGGATCAACGACAGAAGGCTTTCGAACATGTCGGTCAGGGCCGCTTCACTAGGAAGCGCGACCGTCATGATTGCGAACTGCGCGATGGGGCGCTGCGCCTCAATTTCCCGCGCTTCGGGTTCGACCTCGCTGTCGGTTAGTCCGGCCAATGCCATCACCTCAGCAGGTTCAATCCCATAATCCGCGAAGGCGGAAGCAATCTGCCTAGCCAAATCTAGTGGCAGGTAGGGCTTTTTGTAGGTGTTGGGGTTCTCATAAAATGCATAGCGAGAATGCCCAATACCTAACAGGTCAGCGGCGCGCCGTGACGACACGCGCGGCTTTGTCCGTCCGCGCAATTCCTTAAGTTTTGGCCCAACAGCTACCATCAGTGGCACCATGCAGATTTTTTGCACACCGTCTGCGTAGATAGTCTATTGACTAGTGTGTATATTTTAAGCACACAAGCTGCATGGAACAGCTACGCACAATTTTCGAGATGTTTGGCGGCATCAGGCCGATGGCGCGCTCGCTTGGTGAATCACCCTCGAACATTTCCGCATGGAAGCGTGTCGGCCGCATCCCGGCGGAAAAGCAACCCCATGTGCTGGCTGTCGGTTTGAAGCTGGGCCTGCCGATTGCCGCCGAACATGTCGTCTTTCCCCTGGGTCGGCCGCATGCCGCTTACGCCGATCTACCGCCGCTGAATGCGCGCGTCTTTTGCGATCGGCAAAATGCTTCGCAATGCGCCGAAGCCGCCGAACCGAAGATCTAGATTTTCAGCAAGTTGATCGGACGGGCTACGCCTCCCGCCCGATCGGACCGCCCTTGTATGGAGCAAGAACGGAATGAAGACGATCATCAAACTCCCGCCTCGCCGCAACCCGGCACCTGTGGAGCGCCCCAAAACCGCGATGGAGCGACTGCGCGGCGCCTATAGCTTGAGCCAGTATCTTATTTTCGTTGTCGGCGCTTACGGCGTCCTGCTGGCTATGACCGCGATGGGGAGGACCGGCGCATGAGCCAAGCAAACCGACCAAAGACTGAGCCGGCTTTCGTGGCGCATAAGGGCGTGTCCAACGGATACCTCTATTTGCGTGGTGAACATTTCGCCTCTTTCCATTGCCACGGCGCTGCACAGGAAATGGCGGACATTCTCAATGCTATCGAACACCTCGCCCACCATGCTGGCATCGGCAGAAACAGCCTGGCGGCCAACCGATTTCGGATTGGCTGCCTGGTTGCAAAGCACTGCGGCGTTCCTGTCGATTTCTCCAGGGGCTGGCCCGCATGACAAAGGTTAGGGCGCCCCTCTCCTTCTCCCTCGCCATCACCACGGCAATCGGTCTCATCGGCTGGGACGCTGCCGGCCGCATCACGCGCCGTGCCAACCGTACCCTGCGCCATTGGAGCGAAAGCGACCGGAAAGGCACGCCGACGCTCGATCAGGCTATTGCTCTGGATCGCGCTTTCCTTGAGGCGGGCGGCGGCTTTGCGCCGATCCTCGAAAGCTACGCGCGGCAACTTGATGTTGCCTTAGCACCTGCCATGGCCTGCCATGCCGCGCTGGGCGACGACATCGCCGCCGTGTCCCGCGAAACCGCTGACGCCATTGGCGCCAGTATTCACATCATTCAGCCTGGCGCGTCGCCGACCGCCGTGCACCGCGCCATTGCCGAAACAGAGGAAGCCGGCGTCCGCCTGACCCGCCTTCTGGGGCGGCTCAGATCATTCCTGCCCGGCAATGGGGCTGGCGGGGACAATGCGGGGGTACGCACATGAGCAAGGGCCAGCGGCCACAAACAAACTCCAGCGGGGAACGTCCCCGCATGGCATCGGTCGATTGTCCGTGCTGCGGACAGCGCGCCTTCGCCCGTCAGGTCGGCAAGCGGACCCTCCTCTATCGCGAGGTCTATTACCATTGCCGCGACGTGCGCGACTGCGGTCATGAATTCGTCGTCGGCATTTCGGCGTTGCGCACCACCCGCGCGTCCCGCTGGCCAAAGCCGCTGGAAACGCTGCCGATGACCACCTGGCGCGCCGCCGCGAACGATCGCGCCGCCAATGACGATGACCCGCCCAGCGAGCCGAACACCGACATGCTGAGCAGCTAATCCTGCCAGGCCGCAAGGCCCGCTTTCCGCACCAGATTTGATCCATCCGGCATCCCCCCGCTGCCGGCGACGCCCTCTCTTTGCCTGAAAATCAGGAGCTTCGATCATGCGCCACGCCAATCTTCTGCACGCCGCGCCCGCCACGCCCGTAATCCAGCCCTGGGATTATGTCGCCATGCGCCGCAACGCCGCTGGTCTGTCCGTCGAACAACTGGCCACCGCGCTTGGCGGCAAAATCTATGAGCGCCACTTGCGCGCCATCGAAACGCCCGGCCTGCGCTTCCAGCAGATCGCCGCACTGGACCAGGCCATGCCGTTCAGCGCGACCGTCTATCGCCAGTTGGCCGACCTTCCGCCGCATCAACATCCGCGCCTTTGCCAGCGCTGCGGCTGGGATGCCCACACCGATCAGCCTGACGGCCACGGCGGCCTGATCACTTGGTCGCGCGCCGACGACGCCATTTGCACCCGCTGCGCGCAGGCCGCCGGCCAATGATGCGCCTGGTCAAGCTGCTCCTCATCATCGCCACCATCCTCGTCATGCCCTTCGTCATCGCTTGGGCACTGACCAACCAGAAGGGAAATTGAACATGAGCACCGGCAACGTCGCCGCAGATCAACTGCGCCTCTTGATCGAGCGCATCGAGCGCCTGGAGGAAGAGAAGAAGGCCATAAGCGACGACATCAAGGACGTTTATCTGGAGGGTAAGGCCACCGGATATGATCCCAAGATCATGCGCCAGATCATCGCCCTGCGGAAGATGCAGCCCCATGATCGGCAGGAGATGGAGGCCATTCTCCAGACCTACCTGTCCGCGCTGGGCATGGAATAGCCGCCTCCTCCCACCGGCCTCTCCTATGCGCTGCATATGGAGAGGCCTTCTCTCACAATGCCCCCGATTGATCTCGCCCAGTTCGAAAAAGGATGAACCGTCCCATGGGACAGCACCGCCCCCTCGATCCCGCCATCGCGCGCATCGTCGAAGCCCTCGCCGACCTCATGGTCGATCGCGACATCGCCCGCCTGCGCGCCACCGTCCCGCTTCCCCCGGCTTCGCGTCCGGCGACGATGGGGAATTGACGCCGATGAGCATTCTTCGCCGCGCTCAGCCCGCACAGAGAGTACAAGCTCTCCCCCTACGCTTGACGCGCACCTCCTGCCCTCGGTGCGGCACCGTCAACTGCGGCCGCCACAGCGCCGCCATCCTGACGACCGGCACCGTCCCTCAGCAATGGAGGATGCCGTGATCTTGCTCTGCGCAGCGGCCAAATGAACCGATCGGGATCGGGCCTTTGCGATTGCTTGGCATGCCGTCAGCTTGATCGCACCCATCCCGGCCAAGGCCGCCAATTGGCCATGTTCACAGCGCGCGCCGGCCGCAAATCCACCTCTGCACCGCACAGCAAAGACATAAAATAGACGATGCGCACGATCCTCTACGCCCGATATTCCAGCGAACTGCAAAATGCCCTGTCCACTGTCGATCAGATCGCTTCGCTGCGCGAGCGCGCTGATCGCGAAGGATGGACCATCATCGACACATTCGCCGACGAAGAAATCAGCGGCCGCGCGGGTATTGGCGAAATGCAGCGCCCTGGCCTCAACGCGATGCTCAACCGTGTCGAGCGCGGCGATGTTGATCAGGTCTTGGCCGAGGCCACCGACCGCATCGCGCGTCACAGTGGCGATGCCCATGCAGTCCGCGAACATCTGGAGCATTTCGGCGCGCGGCTCTTCACCCTTGCTGATGGTCATGTCGACGAAATTACCGGCACGATCAAGGGGCTGATGGACTCCCGCTTTTTAAAGGATCTGGCGGATCGCATTCGGCGCGGTCAGCGCGGGCAACATGGTCGCGGCTTTAATGCCGGCGGCCTCGCTTATGGCTACAATGTGGTCAAGAAAATCGGCGAAGATGGGGAAATTGTTCGCGGCATCCTCGAAGTGAATGAAGACGAAGCAGCGATCGTCCGCCGTATCTTCGATGAGACACTGGCAGGGGTCTCCAGCCGCGCTATCGTGAAGGCCCTCAACGAAGAAGGCATACCTTCGCCCAGCGGCAAATTATGGGCCACGAACGTCATCCATGGTGATCGCGTTCGGGCCAACGGCATTCTCCGCAACAATCTCTATCGCGGTGTCATGGTGTACGGCCGGACGCGCCGCGCCTATCATCCCAAGACGCGCCGTTATGTCGCTCGCGTCAACCCGGTCAGCGAGTGGCGTTTCGTCGACGTGCCCCATCTGCGCATTGTCTCGGACGCCCAATGGAAAGCGATCGAGGGTCGTGTCCCACGGGGTGGTGTAGGAAGGTTTCCCTGAGAGGGTGGCCACCGTCGATCTTCTGGTAGGGTTCGGATGCGAACTCGAACCTGGAGAAGAAGACGATGACCGACGACAGAATGGCCC